TAGTCATCCCATTCGATGGGCGTGCCCTTGAAGATCAAGGACTGGATGCCGGTGTCGGCACCACCCTTCGGGTTGGGCTGATAGCGCACCTGCGGAAAGATCAGTGCTTCCAGCGACTCGTGGACGCTCTGGGTTGTGACCCCGAAGTCCGGCGCGGTAGAAGCGGCGCCCAACTTGCCCTGCTTGCAGTCATTCCACAGGGTGCGCAGTTTTGGCAGCAGGTTCGTGGCGGCAGCGCCGACACCCGCCTGCACCTGGTTGCGCCAGGCAGTGTTGTCTGTGGATACCGAGGCGTATTGGCCTACGGTGGTCCCCGGTACCGTCTCATTCAGCGCGGCCAGCCCCGTGAGCTGCTTGTTGCTGGAGCCGGTGCCGTCGGAGAAGATACCGGTGGCGACGATGTCCACGAGGCTCATAGAAGCCTGCTGGATCTTTTCCTGCTGGAGGCTGGTGATACGTGCGGCCCCCTTGTTGGCGCGAAGCTCTTTGCCATGCACGGACACGGACGTGCTAGCCTGTTTCCAGGTATAGAATGCCGTGGTCACGCCGGCCTGAGCCGTGGTGTCCAAACTTTCGTAATCGGAATACCATCCCGCCGTCGAGTTCTTGCCGTGCAGGATACCTACACGGATTCTCTCGCCGCCGTCGATGACCTTGACTCCGGAACCACTTCAGCGTGCCATCATTTTCAAAAATAGAGTCATGCACAGCGCCGGAGTCGAGCACGCGCCTCAGCGTCGTAGTAAGCAGCGGCGCGTAGGTTCAGGTGAGTTGCGATTCTCCTGCCATGATATTGGCTCCTTAAAGCCGTTTATCTACCCCGTCTCTCTCTGTCGGGGCAGATCGCGATACGCCGCCGCTGCGGCCCGTGCTACCACGTCATCCAGATTCACCGGCCCATTACTTCTGTCATACACTATAGAGGTAGTGGGGTTCGATGGAGCTGAATTACGTTCTACCATGGCCCTGCGGGCCTGGGTGGCTCTCTCTTGCGGGGATGGTCTACCATTACCACTCGGCTCGTTTGCCTCGGCCTTACCTCGATTAAAAGCCTCTCCCACCAGCTGATCATGGCGGGCCAGGACGTAGTAGTCCTGCCCCGTTGGACCACGCTGCTTGTCAGAGAATCTATCGTGTATGGCCTGGACATCGTCGATTACTTCCGGGTGGTAATGAAACTGCCCACTTTCATCCATCGCCCCGAACTCCTCCCCGAACTTCTCGAGGCCATCATCTCTATCGTCTTCGATAAAGGATCTGGCCTCATAGGCCTTCTCTTCGGCTTCCAGCTGGTCTCGTCGGACAAGACCCTGCTGTTCAGCCATTCTGTGGAACAAGTCCCACTGGCCTTTAGAAACTTTAGAAAGGGGGTCATTGGGGTCGGGCTTTGGCTGCTCCCGTGGTCGAGAAAGGTTCTCGCGCAATGCCTGCACCTCTTCGAGGGAGTCCTGCAACTCTTGTTGCATGCCCTCCACTTCGTCCCGGCCAGATCGCGCATCCTGGTAGCTCGTCAGCACACTGCGGATAACGTCCGCATGATTTTTACCGACTTGTGATTCTACTACTTGAAGAGTTTCATCTATACCAGGCCGTTTCCCACCATCCGTCTCGTCAGCCTCCGGGGACGTAGCTATGCCCGTCTCCCCTTCTTCTGACGACGTATACTGAGACGTTTCCGGCGCAACACCGCTCTCCTCGGTGTCGTCCCCCTGGAGCCCCTCGATTTCGTCGGCATACTCCTGTGCCGCGACCTCGATGATGTCCCGCATTGGGTCAGGCATCCCCTGACTTTCGTCGGTAATATCGGCTTCAACAGAGTCAGTTACTTCGCTCATCGTTTACTCTCCATTAGGGTATGGAACTCCCCGCGACCAACTATCGCCACAGAGAACAGGGGGAGGATATTCTTAAATGCCGAGGGCTTAGACTGAGGGGAGTGAGTTGGTGTCGACCTTAGTCGATGATCCATCCTTTCCCTCTACTGACACATCCCATGGCTGAGGCTCTGCTTCTCGTATGCCATCGAACTTCGCGCCGATAGGATCTCTCGGCTTTATATGATCCGGCGCGGCCATGTCCACATCTCGTGCCCCGTGAACCGGATCACCCGCCTCCTGCACACCCAGGGCGCTCATTATATGCTTCTTATCGCGGCGTCCCGTGACGTCAAAGCCGAGGCCCTCGTCATAATACGCCTCAAAGGGCTGGAAGCCCCTGGCGGCCTGGACGGGGAACTGATACTCGGCATCTGCTCCACACCAGCACTGGTGCCCACGCTCACGGGCATCCCAGGAGACAAACCGCGTAGACACGTGGTTGCTGGAGCATCTGTAATCGTAGTTGGGCACTATCGCAGGCCCAGCACTCGGGAGCGGTAGCCACCACCCTGCGTGGGTCGACGCCCTCGAACAGGCGCCCGTCTAGGCACTTGACCTTGGGCTGGAAGAGCCCGTCTAGCTGGAAGAGCTTGTCTGGCTGGAAGAGGCCGATTGGCTGCACCCTGTATTGGTGTACCTCTTCTGGCTGGAAGAGCTTGTCTGGCTGGTGCACCTCTTCTGGCGGGGGATGCCAAGGTCGATCCACGAGCCTGTTGACGTGCGGCTGCTTCCTGTTGTGCTAGTCGATTACCAAACCCCGCCCCGGGGCGGCGTTGTGGTGGACGGCGTGCCCTTTGGGCCGAGGCCCGACCTGCTGGAGTATATGGGTATTGTCTACCGCCTACTGTTGGCATTTTTCTTATCCTTTTCGTTATAGGGACTTAGTCCCAGGATGATGGCTATGGTCGGGGGAGCCCCCATATGGCCCTTCTTTTTCTTTTTCTTCTTCTTATCTTGTCTGTCTTTTGTGGTCGTCTTACCGACACCGTATTCCTCGTCCATTACGGTCTCAAACATTATTTCTTTTTACCTCTTAACCTTTTCTCATCTGCCCGTGCCTGGTCGAGGTCCTTAATCATCCCCTCGAAGAACTTTTTCATTTTTCCCGTGGCATCTTTCACCGTGGCCCGAACCTTTGCCTCGCCCCCCCACTGCATCATCTTCCTCTTGATTTCCATCTGCTTTTTATTAGCGAGCAACAGCGTAGGATCGCCCTTGGACTCGACCAGCTTGCCCCGTTTAAAGGTGCCGGTTGATGTGGACGTCTCGGTGCGATCCTTCTTACGCCGCTCCGTGCCCGATGGAGACCCTTCGACCTTGGCATCAATAGCGGGCAACCGTTTTGCCTTTTCAGCCAAATGTCCGAGCTGAGCTCGCGTCTCAGTCTCGATGGAATCTTTTTTAGCCTCCAGCTCATCTATAACGGACCGAACTGAATCTAATTTAGCCTCCAGTTTTGCCACTTCAGCCCTCGCGACTCCGGGCCGAATGCGTGCTTGCTCATCGCCTGGACCGTCTTGGGTTTCACGAACCAATTCCTCGAAGGCAGAGGCCGCACGCCTGCGCAATTTTTTCTTATCAATAGGCATAGACTACACTCCCTGCGCCGCTGCTGCGGCATTAGCTTCTGACGGTGCGCCCTCGCGGAACATGCGCGGCATGGCCGCCCCCACCCTGTCTCCAGGCTCTGTTTCTCGTGGTGCCCGGTCCAATGCGGGCCCCTCGTCGGGGGCTTGTGCTGGTGTGCCGGCCATCATGGCGGCTATGGCGGCTTGCTCTTCTATCCCCAGGGCGCCCTCATCATTCATGGCCGCTATCATGGGCAGGATCTCTTCCGGGGCTCCGTCATCATAGCCGTGTACCAGCAGCCTTTCGGCGAGCCGCGCCAGGTTGGGCGGCTGCCCGTAGAGCTGCTGGAACACGCCCGTGAGTCCGGCAAAGAGGTTGAGAAGGTCGGACCACTGCTTGCGTTCAAGCGCCTTTGCGGTGGCCTGGGACGTGACGTTGATACGGAAGCGGTATTCTCCTTTGACGATTTCATCGTCGACGGTCACCCACTCTTCGGCCTTGGGGTGTATGAGAAACATGCGTTCGGGCCTGAACTGACAGGTCATCTGCCAGAATTTCCTGGCAGTGTTGATCTGAAACTCTGCCAGCAGGTTGCCCCTGCGTGCTTCTCTTGCCGTAGTGCGGCGGTCGTGTATGGAGGCTTCCGTTGCTGTGTCCTGACTTGGCAGCGATACCGGCTGAGGAGTGCCGGCGGAGCGGTCAAAGTGCATTTGCAGCAGGTTCATCAGCTCGGCCTGGCCCTGAATAGGGCTGCCGAACTGCAACGTCGTGACGCCGGCGCCTCGACTCAGGCCACGCACTGGGAACGCGGACATATCGGGGGCATTGAGGATGGCGTCTATCTCTTCCTTCTCTACCGACTCTGGATCGAAAAGGATGACATTCTTTGACTTTCTGGCGGTGCTGAGGAATGAGTCTAGGAACTCATTTATGAGGGCCTGTACCGTGTCCGCGCCGGCCAGCACCAGCCCGGGCTTGGTATACCACGACTTTACGCTGCTGTGGAAGGTAAGGAGTTCGCAGGGGTAGTCGTCCATCGTCTCGTAGGGCCACTCTTCCTCATAGCGCAGCACCTGATCATGGCCCTCGGCGAAGACCATGAGGAGGTTACGGCGACCATTAGATGTGGGGAAGTCCCGGGCCCACACTTCATACCCTACGACGAGGCCGAAGTCGTCATCGACCAGGTCGGGGTCCATGTCGGGTGCATTTTCGGCCCTCTCCGTGGGCTCGAGGCCGGATGTATTGTTGTAATTGGGGTTGGCCTTGACATCGTCGACCGGCTTACGCCAGCGGAAGGCTATCCAGCGGGCGTCCTTGAGGCCGTCCTGTGCATAGGGGTCTATGAGGAAGTCACTCGGGTCCCACCGCTGCCCGAAGGGGGCCTCCCAGCTCACCGAGGAATCGGCGTCGGGCTGGGCCCGGTCCCAAAGGCGCTGATGCTGCTTGATGTGGGCATCGATGACGTCTGAGGCCTCGGGGGGCAGGAGGGGGTCTTGTAGGGCCTCGGTATGGGACTCTATATGTAATGAATGGTCCTGGGTATCCGTGACGCGGGGTGTGTCGCCGACGGCCATGAAGGCATTTTCCCCTTCGACGTCGTCCTCGAAGTCGAATCCGGGCTGGTCTATCATGTCATGGAGGCGCTGCTCCACGTCGGATGACCACCCCAGCTTTTTCACCCCATATGGGCATAGAAAGGCGTCGAGGAGGCAGCGTTCGTCCTGATGCAGCTGGTTGGTCTCTCGATACCAGTAGTTGGTGATGTGCGAGACGACCTTGCCGCCCTTGGCGGAATCGGGCGTCTGCGGTGTGGCCTGGAAATGGGGATTTCTTTCGAGGAGATTGGCTATAGACTGATCGATCCAGCCGAAAATGAGGTTGGACTTGGTGCGGGAGACGTGTCCCTCCTGGAAATTCAGAGACTCGGTGTTGGCCTCCCTCGCCGTAGAGGATTGATTCTCGTATTGCTTGATGAGCACGTCAGAAGCATCAAAAACCGGCTTGAGCTTCTGCGTCGCATAGTCTATCTGGCGTTGCCAGTAAGCAATGCGGGCCTTCTGCGTAGATGGATATGTTGCCATAATACAAGGCTACCCGGACACGTCAAAAAAGTCAAGGATACACCGGTCCATTATGCACTTCTGCGCTAAATGTGACGCAAAACTGCACATATGAACAACATTTGCAGCATAATGAACAGTATTCAGGTCTATGTGAACGGTATTCCGGTCTATGTGAACAGTATTCCGGTCTATGTGAACAGTGGATCGCTCGCTGCCGATGGGGGAATCTGCGGGGAATCTGCGGGGGAACTGCGGGGGAACTGGGGGGGAACTGGGGGGGAACTGGGGGGGAACTGCGGGATGGGGCTATACGACGATGGCCTCGCGGGTGCCGTGCCCCCTCTTCTTGGCCTTGCGGTGGGCCTCCCACACCTCGCCCACCGTGGTCTTGCGAAGCTGATCGCCCATCGGCTCTTTATATGACGGCCCCCCATACATGCTTTCCAGCATGCGCCCTATAATAGAAATAGCGTCGACGATGTCATCGTTGGTCCCCGCCGGGAAGCGGGTAGCCTCATATAGCCAGGCGTCCATCCATGCCGCGCTCTGCGGCCACTTGACCTTGCCCATGGACATGCGTGCCTGTATGGCGCGGGCGCGGGTGGCCTTGTCGACGGCCGAGGAGAAGGTCTCGCGGGCGCAGTATACGCGGCGTTCGGCCATTCTCTTGGCCAGATAGGGCCCTATAGACTTGTTTATCTGCCCGGCCTCCTCGCCCCACCGCAGCGGCTTCCACCGGTCCATGAGGTCTATGGCCTCCTCGACCCAGGCGGCGGACTCGGTCTGCCCCCGCCACATGTCGAGGACATATATGGTGTCGCTGGAGTCGACGCCGACGACCAGGTGGACGGTATAGTCGCCACCGCTGTCGGTGACGGCGTAGTCTGAGGCCCCGTATATGTGCAGGGGCATGCTGCCGGTAGCAAAGTCGCGGTATACCTGTTCACGGTTATAGAAGTTGTCCTCTATCCAGGCCTTCTGGAAGTAGGCCCCCTCCTCCTGTATGGGGGTCTGCTGGAATAGTGCCGACCATTCTCTTGCGCCCATGGTGCGGCGTATATTCTCCAGCGTCTCCAGCGGATACCATTCCGGCCACAGGGGCTCGCCCTCCTTGCGCTCCAGAAGGTCATTGCCCTGGGCCAGGGCCGGCATAGACAGGATCTTCCACTGCTCGCCCCCCATATTGGCCTCTTGCAGCAGGCGTCCTGCCAGGTCATCGTCATGCCAGCGGGTGAGGATGAGGACGATGGAGGCATTGGGCATGAGCCGGGTGTAGAATACCGACCGATACCAGTCCCAGGCGCGGTCTCTGAAGAGCTTGCTGTCGGCGTCGGCGCGATCTTTTACGGGGTCATCGATGATGGCGAGGTGAGCACCACGGCCGGTGATGCCCGTGCCTATGCCGGCGGCCAGATAGGAGCCGCCCTGCTTTGTCTGCCAGCGGTTGGCGGCCTTGGAGTCCTCGGCCAGCTTTACGTCGGGATAGAGGGCCCCATATTCGTCGGACTGGACGATGCGGCGGACATCGCGGCCGAATTCCACGGCATATTCCGCATTATAGGTCGCGCAGATGATCTGCTTGGAGGGCCACTTGCCCAGATACCATGCCGGGAGGTGGCGGGAGGCCAGCTCGCTCTTGCCATGCCGGGGGGGCATGGTGAGGATGATCCTCCTGACAGAGCCGTGGGCCACGGCCTCAAGCTGCTGGGCAATGAGGCGATGGTGGGCCGAGGGTTTGTAGGCAGGCATGCAGAAGCTTGTGAAGTCGATGAGGCGGGCGCGAGCACGGCGGCGGGCATACAGCTCGAGGGCCGCATCCTGCCGGCGGTCAGGATCTTTTTCTTCTTCTGTCATAAATGTGCCATTATCTTCGTTCCATACAGGCCCGCATCTTCGTCTTCGCCCAGCATGGCGGCGACCATGGCCTGCTCCTTCTCGGCCTCATACAAGACCTTGCGGGCCTCATATAGGGCCGCCTGCACGGTGTCGTCGACCGTGACTGTCACAGAGACCTCTTCCTTTATAATAGGAAGGGACTTGGTGATCGTAATGCTCTTTACCGCCATAACTATTCCTTTCGCGCCTCAAGCAGCCTCTGTGTCTGTAGCCATAACTCTTCTTCGGTCCCATAGGTGGCCTCAAAGCTCTTGCGGCCCTGATGAAAGGCCTCGCCATGCGGCCCCGTCTGATGATGATGCGGGCATAGGGGGATTATCCTGCTGCCGCGCTGGCCCATGCCAGAGCCGGCGCGCAGGTGATGTATGGTGGCCGGAGTCCCCATAAACCCATTGTTGGAGCAGACAATGCAGCCCAAAGAAGCCACCAGGTCCTCCTCCTTCAATATAACCTAAAGTCCATCCTCCACCTCCGGGAGGTTGTCCATAAGGGCCTCACGGTCTATGCCGACTATTTCAATCCATGGAAGCATGTCCGTGTCCTCAAGAAAGCGGCGGCCGCCCTCATAACGACGGTCAGACGGGCCCCGGGCACGGTCCATTAAGGCCTGATAGATGACGGCAGCCGCCAGACGGCGATAGCCATTCTGCTGTTGCAGGACAAGATGCTGTTCGTCCGTGATATCCTCTGAGAACATTACTCCTCTTCATTATAAGGTGGTAGAGCAAGCCGCCAGACCTTGATCATGCGGGCGTGATTTCCCGGGATTTTAGAGGGCTGCATGCGGCCCGTCCACTCAAAGCGGCTGTCCCGGAAGATGCTGCCCATCCAGTTCTGCTCGTTGATGCCCATAGCCTTGGCATCAAAATGACGGCGCAAGTCGTCAGTAGTGCATACCTCCACAGTCTCCATAATCAACACCGCCAGATCCCGCCACTCAGCCAGAATATCCTGACGCGTATTAGCGGCCCTATCCATGCCCTCATCACGCTGTGAACGCCCCGCACTCAGATCAAATAAAAGCTGATCCTTAAACATCAGATGCCTCCAGACAAGCAACACCGTCGAGGAAACAAGGCGTGCCCGAGCCCACATACGCACCCAGAATGTTGAAATCAAAAAACTCCCTGGCCCCCTCCCCATCCATGCCGTCCATCTGTAAGACCCTCAATACCGCCTGAAGGTCGTAGCAGATAACATCATCCTGACCAAAACGTGATACCACACCCAATATACACCCGTCATAGGTGTCACGAGGCTCCAGCATCATCATGCCCTCGTAATCCGTCATGGATGATCTGGAACGTTCCGCCATTAGTCCTTACCCCTTCTGCTGACCAACCTCCTTCCAGCCGTCCTGATATGGTAAACCTCCAAAGCCGCCGGCCCAAAAGACTCCAGAGCACACTCCATCATCCTGCGAGCCTCCGCATTGCTAGGCTCGTAGTAGTCGACAAAGTCAATATCCGACATATTGCTAACCCAACCCTTGCCAACGATTACCCAATGAGGAACACGTTGCATGTGAAACGCATAAACCGTCGACCGATGTGCACCGCCCTCATAAGTCTTTACATCCACACGCCGGTAACGAGGAAGAGAATCACGACCCACCCTGCTGTCCAAAAGACGTATCGACGACCTCTTTGAAATCTCACCCTTTTTTAGCTTTGCCATCTAATACCTCGATTTCATAACCCTCAACCCAACTGGAAGCTATACCGCCATTGTGATAAAGAAGATGCAATGTGTGCGTCCTCTCACGGTGAGTATAAATCCTGCACTCATCCGTAATGTCCACACCAGCCTTCCTGACACGCAAATCGTCAGGATTAACCTCAGCTGGCGCCGGATAGCGCGTGCCAACACCGAGAGCGGCCCGCTGAACTTCACCCCCTACCGCCATAAACAATAACCCCCTTTGTCATAGTTGGAACAGCGTCGGAACGATGGGTCACTCATCTAAGGGCATCCACCAGCATTCGTAACCGTAGATTATATGGCCGTCATCCAAGGTGATTTTCACCATCCAGTCATCCTCCCTCTCCGCTATGCCCTCCTTACCTATGTGCGGGACAGACTCCTCGGGGGTCGACGCCATCAGAGAGCTACCCTCAAAGGGCTTGTGACCCTCCGCGTCTATAATCCGGCATCTAGTGGGATAAGTAACCCGTACTCTTGTGAGCTTGGTGGACCGTTCTTTGAGCATGGTATACCGTTCTTTGAGCACGGTGGACCGTTCTCCCTGTTCCATAATGATAAAGCCGTGTGCACAACACAAGAACTATTTTTAAAGCCTTAATAAGGTTCTCCTATTATAGCGTCCATACCGTCCATACCGTCCAAAACAAAATTAACTATGAAATAGTATTGAAATAGTAACAAATAAGCGCAACTTGTCGCATGGCATCGATTATCCTTTGGGTTGGTGCCGCCTTAAATAGCATAAATACCCTTATAACCCCACAGTGAGAAGAATAATTGTCATAGTTTCGAGCCTTTGTGCCCCTATGCATGCCAGCAAACCCAGGCGAAATGTCACCGAACAATATAAATACCCTTATAACCCCACAAGGAGAGCGGTGACAAAGGTAAAGGGACCACAAAACTGACTACAAAACAACCGCCAGCCGCAAAGAATAAGCGCAAAACAGCCACATAGCCCCCAGTCGCCTGCGTTGACGAGCGACACCTCGCAATATTTACGACCCGCCTCGTAATATTTACGACCCCTCGTAAAATTTGCGAGCCTCGTAAACTTAATGCACATATAACCCCACAGTGAAAGCAAAACCCCCAAAGCGAATCTGTACACAGTTCGTTAAGATGCCTAAGATGCCCACCATCCCATACAAGGCACCTTAAGGGCACCTTAATAGAAACCGACGCCATCCTATCCCCCGCAGCGAAAGATTAGGCGCAATACGGGGTAAGTATGCTCTGTGGTCGGTGACGGGCATCCTTTTAGGCAAAATTTTGACCCGGGGGCGACTCCCCGGAAGCCAACCCCAATAGAAACAACAGCTTACGATTACTACCTTCTATTA